CAAATGGATGGTGGGCGTGGACGCTATTACATCGATGTGAAACGTAATAGCCACATTGTTGATGTGAACTGGAATTTAAGTAAAACCGATTTCAATAAAATGATGGCGTTCTGGCGGGTCTACCAGAATAAGCCGGCTTCATTTTATGCGGATCTGGTGATTGATCAGGGAGCGCGGCAGCAATACCTGTGTAACTTCATTCCGAACTCGTTCAAGACCAATGAAGTTAATGGCAATCTTTACCGGGTAAATGCTCAGCTCGAAGTTGTTCAAAACCAGCCTAACTTGACTGCCGATATAGCTTTGATTAAGGATTGGGAGGTCTGATGGATAACGAATATGCCAAATTCTTTTTCAATCGAAAAGTTGATGTTTATCAACTGGAATGTATTGAGCTATCACATCCTTCTTTTATGAATACTTACCGGGTAGTCCGTAACGATGACCGAGGTGTTTATGTTCAACATAAGGAGGGATCCGGTCAGGTCTATTATGAATTTTTGCCAGCATCTATTCAAAGATCCGGAATGCTGGGTGATCTGGACCAGACATTAACAGTCTCTATATCTGGTTTAGGTGATGTAATGCCGGATGAGTTTGAACGGGTAATCGAAGGCCAATATCCCGATGTAAAGCCAACAGTAAATTACCGGATTTACAGTTCAGACAATCTGAATTCTCCAATGTTTTATTTACTCGGACTACAACTCTCAAGTGTCGCCATGAACCATAAAGCTGTGACATTCAAGGCTGAATCACCAAGATTAAATACTGCGAAGACTGGAGATATCTTTTCACTGGATCGCTTTAGTGGTTTGAAGGGGGCTATATGAAAAGTCACGATCATTTGCTCGATAGGCAATATGACGATGAACACTACAATTGTGTTCACTTTGTTCATGAAGCTGCAATGGACCTATACGGTATAGATCGGGCGGAAGCACTTGAATTTTTTATGAAGCCTATTAAAGAAAAGGTATTTCTACCATCAAGGTTAAAACTTTTAAATCCACTGCCCATGCCCAAGGAAGGCTGCATAGTCGCCTTTCACTCGAGATACCGAAACAAGCCCCCACATGTGGGGCTTTTTCGTTTGGGGCGTATTTTGCATTTGCAGGAATCAGGCGTTTCATGGATGCCAATTCAAGTCGTTCAAGCATTTGGATTTAATCGTGTGAGTTTCTATGATTAAGATTATTTATAAACAAGACCCTTTATCCGAAGACAAAACAATTGAACACGCCGAAACTTTGGGTCAATGGCTTACTTCAAAATATGACCATATGCCTGAGCATGTCCGTATTTTTCATACCACCAGCAATATGGATCATGCAGAAATTTCATTTGCGAATGAAGTCACGCCGAAGAATGCATATGAATTAAAGCAGCTCGATTTCTTGCCAGGCACTTTCATTGTAATTGAGAATCCCAAGGGTATAGACCCCATAACTCTAGCTTGGATAGCGGTTGCTTCTATAGTTATGGGTGTGGCTGTTGCATTATTAATGCCTGTGCCCTCAATTACCCAAACCAACCAGAATAACAATCAATCCTCGTCTGCAAATAACGAATTATCAAACCGTGAAAATAAAACTCGCGTAAATGGTCGTATCGCAGATATTTATGGTGCCGCTCACGATACCCCTGATCTGATTACTGTGCCTTACAAGGTATATGAAAACAATGTCGAAGTAGAGCATGTAGTCGGTTGTATTGGTCGTGGTCACTATAAAATTAACGGTGCATATGACGGTGAAACCAACATTGTTGATATTGCCGGCGCATCGGTAGAAGTCTTTCGACCAGGTGTAGATATTGTTTCAGGTGAGCCATATTTCTCGCTTGGTACCGAAATTACCACGCCGCCACTAACGGTTCAGCATCAAACTTCTGTTAATGGCCAAGTTCTCCGTCCTGCAGATACGCAATCTTTAGAGGGTACCAACTATCTTCATTTTGCATATCCAAACGAGATCCTTCGGGCATCTGCAAACAATACGGATTTAACCACTAAGTTTGTAAGTAATGACCGCGTAGAAATCACCAATGCCTCATTCACGTTTAACGGCCAGACTTATGATTTAAACGGCACTTACAGCGTTCTATCAGTAGCTGATGACCGTATGACGTTATCAAATCCGGCGGCCGTTAATGCTAACTGGTTAAAGCTTAAAGAGTTAAATAACCAACAAACTGCAGCTTTGTCACCAAAGATCAGTTCAATAGGTGAAAAGTGGATTGGTCCATTCATTCTAGACAATGTCGAACGAAGTCGGGTGCTGTGTAATTTTGTGGCCACAAATGGACTTTATACCGTTTCTTCAGTTGGAAATCAGGGTGCTGTAAACGTCACGATTGAAGTTGAAGTAACGCCGGTTAATGAATCTGGTGCAGCCATTGGCAATCCAATGCTGAAGCAGATCATCCTAAAGGGTTCAGCAAAGTCACGTCAGACAGTTGGTGCAACACTGGATATGATGACATTTCAGGGTCGCTGTAGTGTCCGCGCACGCCGTTTAACACCAACACCGGCAGTTACAACAGTAGTTGATGAAGTAAAGTGGCAGGCGCTTTATGGTGCTTATCCCTTGCAAAGCACAGTGTATGAACATGAAACGGTTTTTCGTGCACGTACTTATGCAACGACCGGAGCTTTATCTGTTAAGTCCCGTAAGATCAATTTCGATCTTCAGCGAATGTTGCCGACCTATAAAAATGGGGCTATGACGACAGAGCTATTTCCAACATCAAGCTTTGCTGATGCACTGGTTTCAATGGCACTGGATGACAAGATTGGCCGCCGTACGATCGACGAAATAGATCTGGAAAATATCTATCGGACTTATAACGATGTAGTGGATTATTTCGGTACACCACTAGCGGCAGAGTTCTGCACCACTATTGATGATACAAACCTATCTTTTGAAGAACTGGTCACCAATCTTTGTGATGCCGTGTTTTGTACCGCATATCGGCAAAACAATAAACTCAAGCTTTATTTTGAACGGCCAACTGATAACTCGGTAATGCTGTTTAACTTCAGGAATATCATTCCGGATAGTTACAAGCATGATCTTACCTTTGGCGTGATGGATGACTACGATGGACTGATCTATGAATACACGGATCCGACCGACGATAGTCGTATTAATATCTATTTGCCGGACAAAGGAGCAAAGAACCCAAAAGAAGTGAAGTCAGTTGGTGTACGGAACAAGTGGCAAGCTCATTTCAATGCTTACCGGCTTTGGAACAAACTTCGCTTCCAGCGTAAATCCATCACCTTTGATGCAGCGCCTGAGTCTGAATTACTGGTTTTACGTGACCGGATTGCTGTAGCGGATTATCGCAATGGTATTCATCAAAGCGGGGAAGTGGTACAGCAAGAAGGTTTAATCCTCACCTTAAGCCATGATGTAGATTTCATTGCAGGCAAGAGCTATGTGATTTATCTGCAGATGGGTGATGGTACCGTAGACCTAATTCCTGTTACCGCTGGATCTGCTAAGAACAAGGTGGTTTTAGACCGTTTGCCGAACAGTGCATTAAAGCTAAGTCCAGATGATTTTGTTAATACTATCTACACCGTAGTTAATGACGATACCAAAGGCTCATTGCCTTATCTGGTTGCAAAAAGAGAACCGGCTGACCAGTTCTCTAATACAATTACTGCAATTAATTACGATGAACGTTATTACCTCAATGACAAGGACTTTATTGATGTGCCGGTAGATGATTCACCGATTTATATTCGATATGACCAGCTTGATATTAATCTGGCACGTTTATATCAAATGCAAAGAGGTGATTTACCAACGACTGGCGAAATCAGTTTTGTAGTTGAAGCAGGTGCACTGGTTTCAAGTTCAAGTTCTTATCGACCGGAAACCAGATTTGTCTATAAATTCGACTATAACTCTAGTCCTGCAAAACGAGAGTATATCGTTCCAGCTGCCTCAGAATTACCGGCGATAGATACAGGGGAGTTCCCGCCCGATCTGGTGGTAAATCTGACTATTAAAGGTGCTGTTGTTGGACGTGGTGGTGATGGAGGATTGCCACATTTGGCATTTGGTGCATGGTCTACCGATCCTGATTACACCTTTACCAAAACCCGCCGTGATGGGTTTCAGGGAGCACCCGGTTTATTAAACCAGCACAGCAAACTAAATCTGATCATTGATGGAGGGACGTTAGCTCGAGGCGGATCTGGTGGTGGCGCAACACCAAGCGGTATTTACACTGAGTTAGCATATGGGGTCCAAGGTATACCCGGTGGAGCTGGTGCGCCATTTGGACGGGTCATGACGGGACAGCCGATTTCAAATGACTCGCAAGACTGGCGTTGGTACTTTAATGGTGACTTTATGGTTGTCAAAGTAACCGATGCCGAAGCTTCGGTACCCGGTAAAGGTTACCGAACCCAAAATGACCGCTATGGATCTCCATTATCAGGTGATGGAGGAAACTGGGGCCAACTAGGTACCAAGTCTACCAATGATGGAACGTGGAACTGGCAATACCATGGCACAACTGAAGGTCAGCCGGGGCCGGGTGGACCTGCAATTGTTGGGGTGGCACCTCTAACAACTCAATTGATTAACGGAGGGAAAATCTTACAAACCCTTTAAACTTTAAAAGAACTTTGAGCACCCAATTCGGGTGCTTTTTTATTGTCTGAAATATCTGGAGATATTAATGGAACCAGTTTCCACTAGCGGTTTAACAGCAATTTTAAAATTTTATGGCGCAGCAATTATGGTGACTTTAGCGGTCGCTTTAGTTGCAGCAGTTGTATTGATGACACGTATGCCGCGCTCACCACAAGAGTGGGCCGTAGGCTTGATCTGTACGGTTGTATCAAGTCTAGCGGGTGGTTCATTCATTATTGTGAAGTGGGGGCTTCATGAATGGGTTACTGATGTATGGGGGATGATCGCACTTGGTGGATTCTTCTTTGTTTGTGGATTACCCGGTTGGGCTTTAGTCCGTTGGATCTTTAATTTCATTGACAAACAGGAAGGTAAAACGATCGTTGAAGTGATCAAAGAGTTTAAGAAAGCCAGAAAAGACATTGAAAACAGCTAATGCCGCCTTCGGGTGGCTTTTTTACGTCTAAAGGAAAGTGAAATGAAAATTGAACAATATCTTGATGATTTGATTAAACGCGAAGGCGGTTATGTAAATAATCCAGTAGATCGAGGAGGTGCTACCAAATACGGTATTACTGAAGCTGTAGCACGTGAAAACGGCTATAAGGGCAATATGAAAGATTTGCCTCTTGATGTGGCCAAAGCAATTTATCGGAAACAGTACTGGATAGAGCCACGTTTTGATCAGGTTAATACTCTTAGCTCTGCAGTAGCTGAAGAACTTTTAGACACTGGTGTGAACTGTGGTATCAACTTTGCAAAACCACTTTTACAACGTGCTTTGAACTTGCTTAACAATCAAGGTAAAGCTGGTTATGCAGACTTGAAGGTTGATGGCGTTTATGGTTCTA